GTTGACTCGCCGTCTTAGCTTACGTAGGCGGCGTCCTTGATGTACTGCACGGCGATGCTGCGCCGCTTGACCCAGTTGATGAAGCGCGTCGCGCGCAGCGCAACCGAATTCGTCTGGAACATCGAGACGACGGTCGTCGGCGCAGTCGAGGCCGTCGACTGGTTGGTCGGGTTGTCGAGCATTTGCAGCGAAGCCTCGGCGCTCGCGTCGATGGTCACCTGGCCGTCGTCGGCCAGCATGATCTCGGGCGCGTTCAGCAGGACGATCATCTGCCCCTCGCCCGCTACCGGGCTGCCGATCATCTGGCAGGCTTGCGAGGTGACGACCGGCAAGCCGAAGAATAGGCCCCCGTTCATGTTGATGGTGTTCATCGGACCGGAGAACAGCGGCTGACCCAGAGCGTTCAGCATGAGGCTGATCGCGAGAGCCTGCGTCGGCGTCATGATCCACACGCCGCCGCTGGGATCCAGGTTGGCCGTGATCCAGATGTTGAAGAGCGTCTGCACATCCGTGCGCAGCGTTGCGCCGGTGGTGCCGGTTGTGGGCGTGGGATTGACGCCGCTCGTGATGGACGCCGGCGAGACGTTCGCGACTGCGGCCACGTCAGGCGACACGAACTGCGTGTCGACGAACTGCTGCACCGCTTTTGCTAGGTCATTGCGCACGAGCAGTTCCGCGCTCGGCGCCGAGGAGCGGATGAGCTCCGCGTCGAGCACCACGATTCCGGCGGCCTTTGCGATGCCGAGCGTGATGGCGTTGGTCGTCATCTTCGACACGGCGGCCGGCAGGCCCTGTCCGACCCAGCCCGCCGAGGTGCCCGCAGTCGCGCCCGCAACGCGGACGTTGAACGGCACGTTCGTCAGCTTCGGGATGCGCCCGATGATCGTCATCGGCCGCAGGAACTCGATGAACTCGTTCACCAGGTTCTGGTTGTAGACCAGCTCCGACGCCCAGCCGGCGGTGGTGGTGTCGCCAGCGGCTACCGCCGCCATCAGCACCTTCGCGACTTGCGGGGTCTGCTCGTGCCATTGCTTGTTGTTCTGCGCGATGGCGAGCGCGCCGGTAAGGCTGCCCTTTGCCATGGCGAGTGCCCGAACGTAACGGGTAAAGGGGATGCCCTTCTCGACGTTCGCGGCCACGCTGATGATGCCGGAGTTCTCGCGCGCCTTGGATGCAGTGTCCGGGTCGTCCACCTTGGTGATCTTGGAGGCTTTCGCCACCATCTGGGATTCATGCTTCTTCAGGCGCACGATGTGCGTGTCCACGGCATCGACTTCGGACGACAGCCCGTCGTATTCCTGGGTCTGCGCTTCGTCCAGCGTGGATCCGGCCTCCGCGGCCTTCGCCATGATGGCTTCCATGCGCCCGGCGCTTGCGGCGCGTTTCGCCTCGAACGAGGCGATCTGTTCTGCGATCGTTTGCACGACTTTTCCTTTGGAGTGAGATCCCGAAGCGCCGGGGGAGGATGCGCTCATCCGTACCGCAAAGCGTTGCGTATCGCCTAGCGCGGCGCGCAACGCATCGGCGGACTTCCGAGCGAAAATGGATTCCTTGAGAGCCGACATCGCAGACGATGCATAGCTCTTTTTCTTGCTGTCCTTCTTGAGCGCGACGTCTGCGAAGCCCTTCTCGACAGCGTCCTTCGCGCTCATCCACGTTTCGTTCTTCATCATGGAGAGCACGTCATCCAGCTTCTGGCCGCTGCGATTGGCGTACAACTCTGCGACGACGCCATTGACCATTCGCAGGAAAGCGGACATTTCGTCCATGTCGTCCGCCCGACCCATGACGATCCCCATGCCCTCGTGGATCATCATCAGCGAAGCCTCGCCCATTTCGATCCGATCGCCGGCCATTGCGATCACCGAGCCAGCCGACGCCGCTTCTCCGACGACGTGCATGGTGACTTTCGCCGGATGCTCGGCGAACAGGTTGTAGATCGCGATGCCCTCGATCGCATCCCCGCCCGGGGAATTGAGCACAACGCGCAACGGCGCTCGCCCGATTGCCTTCAGCGCCACGGCGACCATGTTCGCGTCGATGCCGCCCCACATCTCAGGGCCGATCTGGCCGAGGATCTGGATCTCGCCATCCTCCGGCGCCGCCGCCTTCATCGCCACAAGCGTCGGATCCCATCGGTCGAGAGCCGATTGCGGCGTGCGGAAAGTGAGCCCGCTCGGCCTGTCTGCGAGGTTGATCTTTGTGCGTGGCATGGGGCACTCCAGAAATGCAAAAGCCCGCACGCGGCGGGCTTCGAATTGGGTGAGGCGGAACTACACGAACAAAAGCTGATACGCCTTCGTCGGCGACGCTGGGTTCATGGACAGGAGCGACATCGCGTTAAACAGCGCCATCAGCGGGTCGATCTTCGCCGTCCCAGCCGCCTGCTTCGTGATGACCACGGCGTTACCTTTGGGCTCGACCTTCGCGTTCCCCACCACCCAGTTCATCATCTTCTGGCCGCCGTGGATCAGGACGCCCTCGGCGAGCTTCCTCTCCGTGGTCTTGATGGCTCCGGTCATTTTCCAGCCCTGCGAGATACCGACGACGCGCTCGAACGGCTTCCCGTCATGGCCTGTCCCTTGCATCGGAATCTTGGCCGCTACCAGAGCATCGAGAATCGCTCCGATGCCGGCCGGGTCCAGCCCGATCCTGTCGAGCTTTCCTGACGCATGGACGTGCGCCACCAGGCCCGCGATCTCTTCAACGTCCTCGCCAATCTCATGCACCAGCGTCAGGTCGCCGTCGGCCGCGAAGTCCAGAAACCGCTGGGACTCGGATTTTCGCCGCTCGAGCACCGACGGGTGCGCCCAGGCATGCGTCCAGGCCATCCACTCCCGCGTTTTCGCTTCCCGCCCGACAACCGCGAGCCCGAGTAGGTCGTCAAGCCCTCCACCGTCGATCCCGACGTCCACCACCTCGCAGCGCGCGAGAAGCTCGTCCAGGGTGAAGGCAGGCCGCGCCTGCTCCTCCCAGAAGTCAGCCCCAGCCCAGCGGTCGGAATGCAGGGCAAGCCCGATTTCGACGTTCAGGTGCTGCGAGGCCCAGGACCGAAGCTCCTCCTCGCCTGTCGCCTGCGCCGAGTCGAACAATTCTTCGAGCCTCTCGATTGAGATCGACCGCCCATGATTCGGGTTGACCATCCACCAGTTATCTGGATTACGCCACACCGCGGTGGCCTGCATCGCCTGCGGGAACTCGTAGAGCACCGGAAGCATCGAACCTGTTCGCGTCCCGTCCCGGATCGCCCGTGCCTTCATGAGCTCGGCGCGGAAGACCCCGGAGGGCGCCTCCTCGCTCTGCGTCGTGATAAACGCCATGAACGATTCCGGGAACGGCACCATCCCGCCTCGCAACTGGCGGATGGCGCTAGACGCTTTATTCGCCTTTGCTACTACGTGCAATTCATCAATCAGCACGCCGCCAGAAACCTTCTGCCCCGTGAGTACCGTAGGATCGAACGTCAGGACCGATAGCTCAGACCCGGTCTCCAGATGCACGATCTTTTTAAGGTGCTCGCGCACATGAAACTTTTTCGATAGCACCTGGTCCAGAGCAATCGCGCCGGCCGTAGCGCTGAAAGCGACTTCAGCCGTGTCGTGTACCGGAGCGACAAAGAAAAACTCTGCGTTCGGTCGCTTGTTGAGCAACTGCGCAGTCAACATCAGCAGCGCGCCGCCGGTCGTCTTGTTATTTTTCTTGCTGACCAAAACGAACAATTCGCGTATCAGCCGATTACGCGTTATCGGGTCAACCGACCCGAACAGCGCCCGCACTATGTCGCGAAACCACTCCCCAGCAGCTTCCGCCATGTACGGCGTACCAGGAACGTCGGCCAGCCGCAGCCGGTTGAACACCCTCACCGCGCGCGCCGCCTCGTCCTCGTTCAGCGGCAACCGCGGGACCAGAGACCCGCCGGACTTCAGCCTCGCCTCCCAGTCAGGGCAGGCGAGATTCCACGTCATTGCAGCGTGCCGGCCGGCTCGAGGTCACGCTCCCAGTCGGTGCCGGTCTGGGCTGTCTTGGCCTCGTCTTGGCGCTGCTCCTTCTTGCCCTTCTCACCTTCCGCCGCGCGCTGGTGCACGAACGGGGCCGCGGCAATCGCCATCCGGTCCCGCCGCGCCTGATCCGCACCCGGGTCGTTCATCACGTCGAGCATGTACGCCAGGGGCAGCTTCCTAGCCTCGCGCACGGTCTCGGCGGTCTTACCCTTCCCGCTGCCCTTCGGACGCCCAGCGCCTACCCTGTAGCCGCCTCGTGCCATATTCAAAGACCTCGGTCGAAATTCAAATCTGAGGTGAAAAACCTGCGAATGGG